GGCATCCGTAGCCCATCTCGACCACGGGGCACCCGCCTAGCGACTCCGGGACCGTGACCGCGCCGCCAATGCCTGTGTAGCCCGTCACTGTCGCCTCCCCGCCGCTGATGGTGTACGTCCAGGGAGAGGACCAGCAGAGATAGTCAACGATAACGCGGGTCGTCTGCCACTTCCAGACGCGATTCAGACCTGTGAGGGATTCAGAGGCAACGAGCGAGCCGCCCGACGCGGCGTCGTAGAGGGCGATCGAGTCGACGGGAGCTGCGGATGCGTCAACGGTCCGATCGTCCTGCTCGAACTCGGCGTGATAGACGGCGCACTCGTAGTCCTCGTTCAAGAACCGGACGCACTTGACGCGACTTGTTACCTCGTCCGCTCCGCTGATCAGCGCCATGTAGAGGGCGGCGGTGTCGATGTTCGCGTCGAGGTCCACGACCTTGCTGAATACGTTTCTCCCCTGGTACTCAGGCGAGTTGAACAGCTCGCTGCGTTGGCCGCGGGTGATGGACGCCTGCAGCTTGTTCTCTAGGAGCTGGTCGATGTTCGACACGGTTATCTCCGTCCCGAACAGGCCGACGACCGCACTCTTGACCTTGAGCTTGAGTCCAGATATTCCCATCGGTGAGTAGTTGAGCGTGATGATCTCGCCCGATCCGTTCGCGAAGACGTCGGGATAGCAGCCGGACAGCAGTATCCGCCCCTCCCATTCATCCCTGGCGTAATGGTCCAGCATCGCCCACGCTACCTTATCCGCCTGCTCCAGCGTATTGATGGACTCGTCAACGATGCGAGTGACTGTGGGCATTCCCGACTTGCTGAAGAACGAGCCAGCGCCGAGCGGCCGGTCGTCGCGATACGCGCAGAGCGGGAAGCCGTCGCTGGACTTCCCGACGACCATCACGGCGGAGGGACGCTTCGACGTCACCTCGAGGTCGGCGGAGATGATCACGCGCTCCGAGTCGGTCGCCGTGTCCGGAGCGTAGGAGAAGGTGAACGCGCTGGCGTCAGAGAGCGCCTTGCGCGGAGCGACGAACAGCGTTCGCGTCCCTCCCTCGACGTTCATATCGGCGTACATGACCGCTTGGACGGGGACGGACGATTTGGTAAAGACGTACTGGTCGAGGAGCTCCCTAAGTGCTTCGCTGTGCGTCTTCCCCCTGGTGCGAAAGAGGGGCAGAGGGACGAGGGCGGACAGAGAGGCATCCCAGCCGGCCGTCAGTCCCGCCAGGTCCGCTATGTCGTCGACAGCGTACTGCGACGGGATGCTGCCGTAGTAGTAGGAGAGCCGACCCTGCATGGCGGCGCAGATGCTCAAGAGCGTGCCAGGGATGGAATACAGCGCCTCGGATAGCGGTGTCGGCGGCTTGAGCAGGTAGATGATCGTCGGGTCGGTCGCATCGAGCGCATACTCGCTGGACGGCATGGTGACGTACCGCCCGATTCCGACCTGGCAGGCAAGCGTGACGTCGTTGTAGGTCGTCCATGTCCCGGTGAGGCAACGATTGTACGATGCGATAGCCAGCGCCCGATACTGCGGCACGGTGTTAGTGCCGAGGTTGATTATGTCATAGGTCCCGACGCACTCGAACCGGAGCCAGTAGACCTTCCCCGGCTTGACGGGTAGGGGAGTGTCCGCTTCCCATCTCTGCCATTGGTCAGAGTTGCGCAGGATGGTGATGTTCTTGCTCCAGAGGGCGGTCGCTAGTGGGGCGCTGTCGATCGAGTCGGACTCATGCAGCGAGGCCATCAGCGTGGCGTCGGTGACGAGCGAATCGACCCACTCCACCCAGGCGGCGCATCCAAGGAATACGTCCCCGTCCGGGATGAACGCCTGGGCGAGATATGACTCCGTAGCGAGCGAGGGGCCGGCGATGTAGAGCGAGACCGCGTTCTTCGTGTTGGAGATCTCCACCGCGTGATAGTCCCCCGTGGCCTCGACCTGGACGAAGGGATAAGCGGCGTTCGAGTCGGGCGCGGTCAGGTAATACCGCTTGTCGGCGCTCAGAGCCATAACTGCGTCGACCTGATCCCGGTACGTATCGAATACAATGACATCCTCCCGATGCGAGTCCAGCGCCGCCAGCCAATCGACGGCCACGATACGCAGGACGCCCTTGTTGTCGACCTTCAGCGAAGCGATGACGCCGTGGAAGATCTGCGTCATTACACCCGTCGCCTTGAGCGGCAACGAGAACGACACACGGTCGCCCACGTCGAGCGAACCCGTACCAGCGTCCCACAGCGCACAGGCGTCCGAGAGCAGGTTCTCCGCCGCTACCTTCTGCGTGTTGTCGATGGCCAGCTCCAGACGGCTCGGATAGTTCTCCGCAGAGTAGAGCTTCGGAGACATGACGCGATTGCCGGCGCTCGCCTGCGTCCAGGTGAAGAACTGAGATACGCCGCCGATCGTCTTATGGAACGTCAGCTCGAACTCACCCTCGACCGCCATCTACTTGTCCTCCACGAGGCTGATGGTGAAGGGGATGTAGAGCGAGCCGTCTACGGGCGCGAACGAGCCGGGGACCTCGAGCCTTGCTCTTACAAGATGTACGTCCTGCGTGATGAGCGCCATACGCTTGTTAGCCGCGTCCATCGTATGCAGGTCCTCCCAGAGGTGCATGGACCACGGGCACGTCCCCTTGAGCTGCACGACGGCGGAGCGCGAGCCGTTCCGGTACGTCCGGTCGCCTTCCCTCCCGTCTATTGCGTGCGTCTCGATGCGCGGCATGGCGAGCGGAGGCGTGACCTTCGTGATCAACGGCCCGCCCGAATAGTTGAACTCGACCGAATCCGTTTCATTGCCGAGGTACCACTTGTTGCCCAGACAGGTCATGTGGTCGAAGACGATATTGCGCGGGTCCGGTCTTATCCCATAGACCTCCCACGACCACTTGTTGGTCGGGTCTGCGGAGGCGGACTTGAGGATGATCGGACTGGCGGCCGTCCCCTGAGAGACGAAGCCGGACGTAGACGTTGCGTCGATGTCGATGCCCGCCGAAGCGGTATCGTCGAAGATGAATCCAGAGCCGGGAGCGATGGTCAGCACGCCGCCCAATACCTGCACCCAATAGATCGGGAATAGGTCGTCTACGAGCACGTCCCCCGCGGGCATGATGATCGCCGTGTCGCCGCTTCCGGGGACGGACGAACCCGGCGCTCCGCCATCCGTGTCGCTCCACGTCCCCGTCGAATCCCAATCCCCGTCAGCTACCGAGTAACGTACTGCCATTGTGAATCAGCCCCCCAATATGTCAAGAGTTTCGTAGGCCGTCTGTCTCTGCGAAGCGTTGGACTGCCCCGCGAAGTTGACGGTTTGATTGACCGTCGTCTGCTGGCTCGATTGCTGTCCGAGGAAGTAGCCGCCTACCCCCGCGGCCGCGCCGATGCCGACCGCGGCGACCAACGCGGTCGTCCCCTTCGAGGCGAGCACGGAGCGATACGTCTCAACCGACGCCAGCCCGACCTCCGCCGCCTGCAATGCCTGGACGATGTAGACGATGCCCTTGAACAACTGGAAGGTGCCGACGACTAGTCCGACCGCCGCGTTCAGGTCGTTGAACTTCTTCGCATCCTCCTCAGAAATGATGCCCAGCTCGGTCATCGAGCCGGAGAGCATATTGAGCCCGCGATAGACCGCAGTTACGGCCGTCACCTGCGCGACCATGCTCAACGTCTGCTTGTCGACGGCGACCGTCGCCTTGTTCGTGTTGTCGGTCAGCTCCTTCTGCACGGCGGAAGCTGCCGCCGCGTCCCCGCTGACGGGCGGCTCGACGTTCTCCGCGCCCGGAATCGCCGCCTTCGCCTCCGGGGTCGTCCCGTTCATCTTCGCCGCGTCATCGTTGACCTTCTGCTGCTCGGCGTTGATCCGCTGAAGAGCGGGGGTCATGTTGTCGATTATCGAGTAGGTGTAGCTGATGGGTACGTCAACCATTGGAGGGGCCTCCGAGAAGGATCTGTCTGCGTTCCGTGTCCGTCGCCCCGCTCGGTATCGTCCAGGTGCCCGACGCGAATTGGAGGCCGGCGTAGACGGCCCCCGCGGTAGCTGCCGCGAGCACGACGAACGGAATAGTCACGACGCCCGCGACGTAGGCGGCCGTCTCGATCGCCGCCTGCGCCGCCTCATAGATGAGGTTGGCGTTCACTAACGCCTGCACGGCTTGATAGATGAGCATGCTCGCATACGTCACGGTCACCGCGCCCATGAGGGCCTTGAAGACGCGGAGCTGTTCATCGGAGAGAATGCCGAAGAACTCGACCCCGTTAGTCAGGTTGCCTATGCCCTGGCGCATCGCCCCGACGCCCTCGCCGCGGCTGAACGCCCCCTTCATGCTGACGGTCGGGTCCTGCTCGGCGATGTTGATCTGCGTCTCTCTCAGCGTCTTGAACGCCTCGACCATGTTACCGACGACGCCGAGCGTCGACACGGCTCACCGCCTCGTCATGGCCGCAAGGGACGCCGCCTGCTGGCCTGTGATGTTCTCGCCGTTGAGGTCCGGGGCGATCGGGAAGTGATAGATGGATGCTAGAGTCGGGATGGACGACGCGACCGGACCCTCCGGTTCGAGCCGGGAGAGCTTGACTAGATACTCTTCCAGCTCCTTCGTCTCCGCCTTGGACAGGTTGGACATGAGCAGGTCGTACTCTTCCAGCGTCGTGATGACGGGCGAGACGAAGCAGGGGAAGGTGAAGAGCTTCTTGCTCGGAGCGAGATATTCCTCCAACCCCCGATATTCGGTCATCTCCTCCGCGTTCAGCTCTCCCCCGTTCGTCACCTTGCCGCCGAGCTGGAGCAGCCTTTGAGCGGCGTTCATGTGCTCCCGGTCTTTCAGGATCTCAAGGGCGGACTTCTCGACATCCAGGTGCGTGATGTACTTGAGCACGATGTCGTACTTCGCGGTGCGGAGGATGAACCGCTTGCGGTGCTGCGTAAGAAGGTCGGCCATCGGGACCGGCCTAAGCGTAGCGTGCTCCAGGTCCTTCTCGCTCACCGAGATGAGCCCGATCGGTTGGGACATTCTTTCACCTCACGCGATGCTCAGGCCCTTGAACCTGATCTTCACCGTCTCCTCGAGGCTGTTCTCCTGGTCCGCCGTTGCCAGGTCGTTCGCCTCGAAGTCGCCATTCGAGAGGGTGATGGTCTTCGTCCCGATGACGATCGTAACCGCCGTCATCGCCGTTCCCGCCAGCTTCGCGTTCTGGAACGCCTCATCGAGACGGGGCTGGGTGACCTCAAGAATGATGTCCCTCCCACCCTCGTGCATCGCGACCGGGCAGACGTACTGCGCGGCGTCCGCTCCGGTACGGTTGCCCATCTGCGGGACGAGATGGTTATCGACGCTCAGTTTCCACTTGGAGGGGGACCAGGCGACAGCCCCGGCCCCGCCCAGATTGTACGTGATGGCCGAGTCCCACGTCAGGACGCCGGTAGTTACTGCGCTCGGGTCCGCGCCGACCGTGACGGACTGGATGCCCGTTATCGTCTTGGACGTTCCGACCGTGCACCACTGCGCCATCACGTCCGCCTCGAAGATGAGTTTCTCCCCGACCTTGTCGCCGCTGATCGAGAGTTTGTTCACCTTGCACCCGTTGAAGAAGTTGTACGAAGTGACCGCGCCGTTCACCAGGGCGATCTGCGCGAGGAAGGAGGGAAGCTCGGCCGCTACCCCGTTCGCCGCCCCCAGCCCGAACGCCGCCCAGAAGACCGTCCAGTCGTGCGCGGTGCGGCGGCTCAGGCACTTCACATTGAAGCCGTACTTGAACGTGCCAGGTATCGCTTCACCATAGCCGCGAGAACCGGGCAGGGTGATGAACTCGGGGGAGCGGTCTGTCAACGGTGAGGGCGTTATGCTCCGCATCGTCCCGGCCCAGACGAGGGCGTTCGACGGTATCGTTCCATAGCTCGACTCTGCTTTGTAGAAGAAGTCCTTCAAACTACCGGGCGTGTATTGCGGCATTTAGTTCACTCCAACGCTTTGATCACTTCGAAGTTCACGGAAAAGAGGGGGCGGTTGTTCTGATCATTCTCCAGGAACTCGACCGACCCGGTCGCCTTGATGCAGTAATAGAGCCTCCCGGAGACGGTGATGTTCTTTGCCAGGTGCAGGGCGCGGAAGATGCTGTTCGCCTTCGCGCGTGCGTCCGAGTAGTCGGTCGACGCGCCGGCGTTCGCTCCTCTCACGAGTACCTGTATCCTCGGATTCTCCGCGCCCCAGGACAGTTCGGGCGGGGAACCGCCATAGGGCAGTATCCCGACGCACGCATCCGGGGAGGGCGGGAGGACGCCGTCGAACAGGTTCGTCCCGAGCGTCCCGTAGGTGACCGTGCTGAGGGAAGAGAGGTAGGACGCGATGTCGGTCTCGACCGGCATTACTTCTCACCCCGGAGGATGTTCTTGACTCTCATCGCGATCCGCTTCTCGAACTTGGGCGAGCGTTCGAGGATGACCTTCTCCAGGAACTTCCACGTCCCGGACGAATGGTGCGCCCCTCTCCTCTTCTCCCTCGTGGCGATGTAGTAGGGCGGGATCTCGTGCACGGCGTAGGCGTACTCCGCCGAGTAGCCGACAGACCCGATGACGCGGTCGCCCAGCGCGACGGGCTCGGCGACGTAGCCGGACCCGCGCAGGTAGCCGGTATCCACGGGAACGCGCCTCTGCGACTCGTTAAGCGTGAGACGTAGCTCCTGCCACAACGCCTCCGCCGTAGCGTCCGCGATGCGTCTCTGAATGTCGGCGTCGAACGGCTTCGGCGGCTCTCCATCGACCAGGACTTGATACCCCTCAGACATAGACCACCTTCATGTAGGGCTGACAATCCGGCCCCTTCTGCACGTCTATCGCGAGGATCTGCGGCTTGGTGCTGTCCGGGAGCGTTATCCGGGAGCGGTTCGTGATGGTCGTTGCCCCGTCGAGGAATATCATCGCGTGGCTCACTACCTCGTTTCCTGTCTTTTCCTCCCTCACGTTCTGCGTCTTCTGCTCGACGCGGGCGGCTGCCGTCGCCGCGGTCCCGTAGGTGTCGCGCCCGTGGGTGTCGAGGGCGGCGAAGGGCTCGATCGTCACCGTCTCCCTCAACAGCGCCGCTATCGTCCCCGCCAGCATCAGAGCAGCCCTCCGAGCTTCTTCAGCCACCCGTCCGCCAGCCCGGTGCAGCACATCTCTATGTCGCGCAGAGAGCGGACGATCGGACGTCTCAGTCCCGTATATTCCATCTCCGGCTTCGTCAACGTCACCGCATACGCCCCCTTTATCACGTCCCCCACGTGCGCGTACAGATTATCGACGGTGACGTTGGAGAGGAGTCTGAGTCCTGCCTTCGCTATGAGGTTGTAGATCTTCTGCCCTGCCGCGAGCTTGACGCTTCCGCCTGCGCCGATGATCACGAGCTCCTTTCCTTCGGTGTACGTGCCGGCGGACGCGTCTAACGAGTACGCCTCTAGCTTGGCGATGTTCGTCATGTCCAACGCAGCCGTCGCCGCAACGACGACCGCCCCCGGCGTCACGATCTCCGCGCCCGCCACGCTCGACATGATGATGCCTCTAGTGCTGTCGGTGAGGGTGGTGCAGGTGAGGCGGTAGCCTTTCTGGTCAACTGCCATAGTGTATGAGGCATGATTGGAGTAGACTGAGAGTGGGCCGTTGATGTCCCAATTTGCGCTCATTGGCACAACAGTATTCGATGAGGAAGCACTATCGGCTCTAACCGTAACGCTCGTATTGATGTTCTTCAGCATGACGGCGTTAGTCGTGCCACCGAGCGTTGGATTGATATAGAAGTCTCCTGGGCCGTTGAGATAACCATCAATGGTAATCGCAAACCAAGAATAGCAATACATCACCAGATGACTGCCAGAGTTGATGGTGAGCGTCTTGCTAGAGTCAACGACCAATATTTGCACTAACACATTGTATGTGCCCGCCGTTCTTTCTACTGCAATATTTCCCGATGCCCGAAGAGCATATAGCTGGTCTCCATTATAGACGGAGTATGTTGCTCCGTTCTTTGTCATAATTAGGTAGAGAACCGACCCGGCAAGACTCCCGCCCGTGCGAATGAAGTCGCCCGCGCAGGTGAATGTCGCATCGACCTTGCCAGTTATGATTGAGCCAGCCCCTGATTGGGTGAGGCTTGAAACGCTCGCGTTGCCCCCAGTTCCAGTCTGCGAAAAGCATCCGCGAGTACCGAGCGTCATCGGCCCCGCCGCCAACGAGCTAGTCCCCGTCTGCAGCGTCAGCGTGTACGTCGCGTGCGCGGACGACAGATTGACCGCCCCCGCTACGTTGCACGCGGCGGACATGGCGATGACCTGCGAGCCTGCGCCTCCGGCCGGAATCTGCCCTACGATAGAGGCGACCTGTGTCGTGATGTCCCAGTTGATGTTGTTCTGGGACGCGGACGACGGGTCTACGTCCTCCCCGATGGCCGGAGCGTGGCCGAGCGACCAATTCGCGTCTACCGATGCGTTGCCTGCCCCCGCCGCTATCCAGGAATTGGTCGCCATTCGCTCACTTCCTCACGACGATCTGCTTCTCGACGGTCTCCTGCGCCTTGTCCCTCGCGACTATCTCGGCGACCTTCTCCGCGTCTACGGGCCGCGGCACGACCCAGCCGAGGTCGGCGGACATGCCGTCCACGATCTGCGCCGCCTTCTGATCGGGCGCTCCCCCTTCAGCGAAGAGGTCGTCGATCTCCTTCAGCGTCCTGATACGCGCCTCATCGACTATCGGGAGGAACTTAGCATCTGGCACTTCACTGAGCATTCCATAGTAGAACGATTCAGCCTTGTCGCGTAGCGCCGCCTGCGTCTCTGCGTGCCTTGCTTCCTGCTCCTGGCGTTCTGTGATGAGCGTGTCGCGCAGCGCCTCGGCGAGCGGGGCGACGGCGTCGTAACGCGTCTTGGTGAGTGCGCCTTCGTTGAGAATCGGCATCTTAGAATCCTCCGTGGAATGAGATAAGGGCGGCGGCGAACGCGTCCGGCGACGTCGCGTGGCCCCAGATCATGGAGAGGACCAGCGCCGTGAATGCGTAGCATCCGGTTATCGCGATCCACTGCCATGTTGCGGTCGTTTCGAGCTTGTTGATGCGGTTGCAATGGTCCGCGCATTGGGGGCTGGGGCAGACGGGCCGATTCTTGACTGCTTCCTCTATCGTGTCCATCTTGACGCAGAGCGTGGTCAGCTTCTGGTCGGCCGTCATGCCTTGGTACTCCTCCAGCCCCATCGGTCGTTCACCCCACGAGCTTCTTCACCGAGAGTATCAGCTCGATCGCGTGCTTCCCGCAGTGGCGTATCTCGCCCGCGGTCAGCTTGTCGTCGCCCAACGCCTCGATTATGGCGTCGAGTTCGTCGTAGGCTGCCTGCCACGTCGGCATGGCCTCCTCCGGCACGTCCGCTTTGACGCTGTCGAGGTAGGCGTAGCCTTTGACGCAGATGTTCAGTATCCAAGCCTTCGCTCCCGGCACTTTCGGGAGTATGTACGTTCCGACCGCGGCACCCACGAAGAGGGCCGCGCTTATCCAAACCCAGTCAGGAATCATTTGGTTCACCTCACTGCAATGCGAACGCGTGCACGTTGACACCCGTCAGTCCGTAGGTCGCGTCGCCGTTCACGATCTTGTCCACCTTCAGATAGCGGACGTTCCTTGTGTCGAGCTTGATGGCGTTGGCAACGACAGCGGCATTTGCCGCCAAGGTCAGCACGAGCGGGCTTCCGACCGACTCGTAGGCTATCCCGTCGTAGGATGCGACGACATAGAACTGCACGATGCCCGCGCTCGAGGCGTTCGCTCCCGTCGCCTTCAGATAGAGGTCGACAGAATCAGCTCCGTTCGTCGCGATGGCGGCGGAGTCGGTCGTGAAGGTCTGCCCGTTCGTCAGCGTCTGATTCGCCGCGTACATGTCGGAATCGACCAGGGCAGTGTCCCTTGAGCCCTGAGCGTCCGCCTTTTGACTGTTCTTGTTGGTTAGTCTCAATGGATCACTCCCTGAATGTCGGTACTTCGGACAGGTCGAGCCGGAAATCGTCCATGGTCGAATCGACCCGTTCCTCGTCCAGCGTGCTCGTGGAGGCCGCTATCGCCTTCCCTATGTAGACGTCAACTAGCGCGTCCCCGCTCGCCTGGTACTGGCGTATCGCGGCGTCCAGGTCGTCGCTCATGCTTAGTCCGCCGATCGAGAGCGACTTCAGCATCGTCCCGTCGAAGCGCCTTCGTCCGATGATGCGAACGAGAGTAAGTTCGACGCACGCCTGCTTGAGGTCCGAGTCCCCTTCGTCCGAGGAGAAGCCTCTAGCGCCTAGCTTCGCGTCGATCTCGCGTCCGGCGTCGGTGATGATGCTCTCGACTACCGATTGCGTGAGGGCGGACGCGGCCGTTCCCGCCCGGATCAGAATGTCGTTGTAGCTGCAGTACGTCGGAGCACCGTCCTTTGTGGTGTTTCGACCAGGGAGAAAAGGCCCCTGGCCGATGGGAGAAACGGATTTAGATGGCGCTCATCTTGGCGATGCTGTTGGCCTGCTTGATCCTCGGGCGTTCGACTGCCACGACGGTCATGTAGTAGGGCGAGATGCGGCCCATCTTGGAGTCGGTTCCAGGGATGTTCTGGAAGTCCATGCCCACGACCAGGTCGATCAGCCCGCCGTCCGGGTCCACCGGGGAGATAAGCCCGGTCCCTGCGGTGATGGCAGAGGAGTAGTAGACCGCTCCCTTGGGGGAGTCGCCGATCGGGTTCAGCATCTTCTCGATGTCGGGCATCTCCGGGACGCCGTTGGCGCTGCGGGATGCGGCGAGTTCCTGGTACTGCGCCGGGTTGAGGACGGCGTTGAAATTGACGCCCTCCACTCCGTCGTCGAGGATCAGCGCCATCGCGCCGGCGACGGCGTCGGTCGCGTAGCCGAAGGTGCCGAAGTCCTTCGAGGTCGAGTAGTCGTTGCCCGCGCCCTGGTAGAGGCCGTTGATCTCGTAGGTGCTTCCGTTCGGGATCCAGCCCTGCAAGAGCAGGTCGTTCTCCTTTGCGGCGCACACGTAGATGGCGGAGAGCATGGCGGCGTTGTCGATCGCGATGCCCTTGCTCAGGTAGGACTGCGCCATTGCGTTCTCGATCTTGTACCTCTTGCTGATGACGGCGAGCTTCTCGTTGGTGATGCTCGGGTTGATGTTGTCCTGGTCGGACGCCTCATCGGGCATCTTGTAGGCGATGCTTGCCTCGCCCATCTCGGCGATGCTCACGCGGTCCACGTTGAACGTTCCGTCCGGGAAGGTGACGACCTTGTTGAAGAGCTTCCTCCCAACCAGTCTCCTCCGGAGCGGGTCCACGATCTGCTTGTCCAGCTCATTTGCGATTCTTTCAGCTGCGGTAGCCATGTTTTTCCCTCCTAGAGGATGCTCTCCACGACGATGTCCGCGTCGGCGGCGACGGCGCTCACTCCATACGCGGCCTTGCCCACGTGCTTGATGCCGGGGCTGGAGACCAGGATGAAGATGTCCCCCGCGATGGTGTGGTTCGAGGTCGTGTAGACCAGGCTCTTGATCGTTCCATCGGTGATGTAGCCGGGGAGCTTCGGCACGCGGTAGTAGACCGGGGTGCCGGTCGCGTCCTTGATGGCGACCTCGTAGAGGAGAGCGCCAAAGGTGTTGTTCGCGTCGGTGGCGTCCACCATGTTGTGGGTATTCCAGCCGACCACGGCGCACGGCTCGGCGTCGAGCAGTCCGTCAAGGTCTCCGGATTCAACGGCGTTCTCGAAGCCGACGTCGATGGTTCCCGAAGCGTCATTGGTGGTGACACGCACGACCGCGTCGTGGATCAGCACCTGGGCCGGGAAGTCGATGTTGGTATCCTCGACGCTCGTCTTCTTGGTGAACGGCACCTTGAGCGCAGGCATTCCCCTGATGAAGCATCCGGGGGCGACCATGCCGTTGCCCCAGGAGAACAGGTCGTCTCCCTGCAGCGCAACGAAGCCCTTCGCCATCTTGCCGAGGATGGAGAAGCCGCCGCCACGGAGGACGGTGATCTTGTCACTCGCGGCGTAGATGGTGGCCTTCGAGTCCTTCTTGGAGTAGCTGTGCTCGAATCCCGCCCAGCCGATGGGGGCGGCGATGCCGTTGCCGACTGCAACGTCGTAGTCGGTCGTGCCCTTGATGAGCAGGCGTCCGGGATAGACGTTCGTCGCGGTCTCAACGTTCTTCTCGATCTTGATCGGGGGGTCGCCGCGCACGACGATCTTCCCGCTCGGTGTCACGTATCCGGTGTCAACCATGTTCTCACTCCCACTTGCGGGTGTCCGGGTTGTACCGGCCTACCCTCGGGGCCTTCGCTTCGCCGCCTTCCGCGGTGAACTCCATGCCCTCTTCGGTCCCCTCGCTCTTCTGCTTGCCCTTGGCGGCGAGCAGGTCTTCGGTGAAGGAGAGCGGATCTCCCTCGAACTTGTCGCGCAGCGCCTTCTCGTCCTCCGGCTTGGCGACGAGTCCGGGCGGGATGTGCCTCGACTTGAATCCGTTCCACTTGGCGTCCTTCTCCTTCGCCAGGAACGCAAGGTTGGCGGTCTTCATCTGCTCGTTCTCCGCCTTCAGGCGGGCGTTCTCCTCGTCCCTCTTCGCCACGTCGGCCTGGAGCTGGGTGAACGCCAACTTCGCGTTCTTCAGCTCCGTCTCCGAGGTAGCGAGCTTTGCTTCCAGCTCCTTTGTTTCCATGTCTTCTTTCCCCTTGCTCTCGGCCCCGTTGGCGCTGCCGAATAGCAACGCCTTCAGGCGCTCGACGATCTTCTTATCCATCGGGTCGTCAGTGTTCAGAATGAAAGCCCCCTTGTCCCCCGGCACCGGCCCCTCCGGCTTTTCGTAGAAGAACAGTATGTGGTGGGGCTGGACGTTCCCGGTCGTCTTCTTCCCGTCGTTCCTGACCCAGAACCCGTTGGACGTGGAGATGAGCCCCTTCGCGATGTCCTCGTTGATCTGCTTGTCCTCGATCTTGAACGTGGTCATCAGACGGGGGTGCCCGGTGAGTTCGATCGACGTCTCCGACGCATGTCCCTTGAGCAGCCGCCCGCCGATGCGCTTCAGTTCCGCGGCCGCGTCCTTGTCGTAGGCCTTCGGGTCCGGGTGCTGCTGGGCTAGAATAAGCGGCACGTCGTTCCAGGCGTCGACCGAGGGCTCGAAGTGCTCCTTGCACAGGAACACGCCTTTGGACTCGCGGTCGAGCGTCTGGAGAATGGCGTCGTGGCCGATGAACGACAGCGGCATAAAGTCAGTGAAGACCGACGTAGACACGGCTTCGTACTCGCCGTCGTCGTTCTCCTCGAAGTTCTTGGCGACCGCCGCCCACGCCACACGCATCGCCTGGGCTTCGCGATTCTCCAGCGGCTGATCCTTCCATGCCTCGTCAAAGGCGGCGTTGAAGGCCGCGAGGAAGACGCGCTGCGCCGATTCGCTCAGTCGCTTGCGGACCGGCTCAGGCAGCTCAGAGACCGAACTATACGGCATTAGAGCTATTCCCTGGGTGTAACTTATATAGATGCGTCAATCGACCTCGGGGATGACAGGCAGGCCGATACATCTGCACGATATGTCAGTCCCGCCGTGGACGTGCGGTCGTTGGCCGACCTTGTAGCGCGTGCCGTTGAGGGCGGCGCACTCGTCGCAGGTGCGGCTATCCCCTACCGTACTAAGCCATTCCTCTTCCTCGATGCCATGCCGCTGGAACTGAGCCGTCGCCCCGTCGCGGAAGCCGTTCATCGTCTCCGTCCGAGCGATCACCGTCGCCCGGTTCCGCTCGATCGCTAGGTCCTCGCTGATGGCCTTGGCAATGACGCGCGGCCCGTTCCCCGCCTGCATCCCGTCGACTAGAACCTGAGTGAGCTTCTGCCGCGACGACGCGCTCAGCGTCTCGAACGAGCCGGCGACCCGCACTTCGACCGCCTTTCTTACGTCGTCGGAGATGCCGCCCCCTCCGAGGATGGCACGGACGCCCAGCTCGACGCCTCCGACCTTGAGCAGCTGCGCCCCTCGGATCTCGCCCCTCGCCCTTGAGTCCTTGACCCACTTGAGGACCTTGTCCCTAGCCGTCGTATCGAAGTGAGACAGCTCTGAATCAACGATGCTCTTGATCACGAGCGGGTCGGTGACGCCGCTCGACGTGACGCGATCGAGCGCCCGCTTCATGGCGGCGTCGAGATCCTTCTGCACCTCAACGGCTCGTCGTTCCTCCGTCCGCCTCAGTCCGGAGGGGTCCTTCAGGTTGACCTTGCTTACTAGATCAACCATGCTGCTTCCCCTTGAGGCCGAGGAACTTCCGCTGTTCTTCGTCGCTCATGTACCGCTCCGGGTCGACCGGGTCTAGGTTGGTCAGCACTCCAAGGACGCCGGCCCGCTCTTTGACCTGGTTCATCGGCAGGGCGAACGGATTGTCCGCTCCGGGCGAGACGCCGGCCGGGTCGAGGCGCTGGTGCTCCTCTATCAGCTTGGCGATCGCGTCATCGTCGAGCGGTTCCAAGCCTAGCTTCTCCCTGCGCTCGTTGATGCTCATGGCGCGAGTAGCGAATCCGACCTCGGCCTGCTTCGCCTCAAGGAGTCCGGGCTTCTGCTTCTTGGCGGAGATCCGCAGTTCGACCGTATAGCCGACGTAGAGGTTCACGTCAAGGTACGTTTGCAGGAACGCCTCCCACTCGTCCTCGAGGACGACGCGCAACGCTTCAACGGCTTCGTCGTCCATCTCCTTCTCGGCGGCGGCGTTGCCCCCGAGCGTCGAGCCTTCCTTCTGAATCGAGGAGGCGGCGCTGAAGAACTGCTTGATCCTCCCTTCTAGTTTGCTGATCGTGTTGAGCGCGGCCTCGTTGTCCGTCAGGTTCAGCTCTACGACCTCCATGTTCGGGCGGAGTTGGAACGCCGAGTCCTTGCCCCAGCGGTTCAGGATCTTCTGCGCGAACTGCTCGTCGTCTCCAGTAGGCTTCGTGATGCGGATGAAGAAGACCGGAGCGGCGACACGATTCACCTTTTGCATCTGGGCCTGCCAGCAGAAGTTGAGCATCTTCACGATAGGGACGAGGGGGACGAACCACGACTCGCCGGCGAGGCCGTTCGTCGATTGGTCCTTCATCATGCTCACGTTGCGGAGCTGGACGGCTTTCCCTTCCTCACCTACCTGCCAGAACTCGATCTCGTTCTCATTGAGCGTGATGCCTTGGAGGATAGAGTTGTAGATGCGGCGTCCCGGAGCGGGCAGGGCGAACGAGTCGGGCGGCAGGCGTCTCACTTTCGATAGATAGAACCGGCTTCCGTCCTGGTCCCAGACGGGGTTGCAGAGGAAGCACCCCCACGATACGATGTCGTCGAGCGACTGCTTCATGCGGGCAAGCATACGCACGTCGGGGGTCTCGCACATCTGCAGCATGACCTTGGAGATGTCCTCGACCGTCTCGCCCATCGGGTCTTTCACGGTCAGCGCGTACATCCCGGTGAAGACCTTCGTTTTCACCTTACGCAGCTGCTCTTGCACGTAGTTGTTCCCTAGTACCTCTTTCAGATCGTCGGCGTCTATGGTCGACTTGTCGAAGTACGTCCCTGAAGATGAGACGTAGACGACTCCTTCCTGTGGCTTTTTCATTTCAGTCCTCCCTCAAAATGGATAACCCCCGCGGGATGATTCGAAGATATTAGGCAGCCCGTTGTCGTAGATCTCCGGCATCCCCGAGCTGACGGACGCGCACTCGACCGGGACGGATGGCGCGGAGCCGCCCCTCGCTCCCATGACCAGGTAGCGGACCGCGTCGAGCGCGTGGCAGTATTCGTGTACCGGCTCGTCGTCCATCTTGTCGTCCTTCATCCGCCACTTGTACTGTTCTGCCTCATCCAGCGTGTAGAAGCACCCGGCGAAGATGAACAGCCGCTTAGTGCGAAGTCGCCCAATGACCTCGATAACTCCCGGCTTGATGGTGTTGTAGGCCTCGGTCGCCCGGATGCCTAGATGTTGATACTTCACGATCGCGGCCGGGTCCTCAGGGTCGCAGAACGCCTGCTCTATTGTTTCCTTGCCCGATAGATCAATGATGTCCTTCGCCGTGTCCTCCGGGAGCTTCCCTGTTTGGTAGTATTCCCGGTAGATGTAGAGCCGGTCGTCGGGATCCAACGCACCCCACACGGCCGCGGTCGGGGCGGTAAAGCCGAAGTCGACGCCTACATAGCGAGGCCATGAGTCGGGGATGTTGAAGGGATGGACGACATGCACCGCGGGGTCGAGGTCCTGGTAGACGAGGCCGGACGCTCGCGTGAACTTCCCATCGTAGAACATGGAGAATTTCCAGTCGGGGAGCGTCTTCTTCGCCCGCTCGTATTCGTCGCGGGAATAGGAGGGATTCCAGTAGCTGGGGAACTGGATTATATCATAGTCCGGGTCGCCGGCCTTGTAGCGGTCGTACACTTCGAGCTTCAGCCAGCCCATGTTGTACGGGGTCGTGGTGATGAGAATGCGCCCCTGCTTGTGGCCGATACGACGTTGGCACACTTCCCACGCTTCGCGCTTCATCTGCCCCGCTTCATCGAGCCAAATGGCGCGGACGTGGACGCCTTCGAGGGTGATCGGGCGGTCGGCGGACCCGAAGAAGACATGCCCGCCCGTAGGTAGCGTCAGCGTGCGCTCCATCGCCTTGTAGTTGGCCGTAATTCCGGGAAGCACGTTCTCCATGAGGCTCATGAACGTAGGGAAGGTGACCCTCTGAAGCAACCCATAAGTGGGAGCGACGACGAGGTAATCCTCCTTCGGATGGGCGCACATCTCGCGGTAGAGCCACTGAGGTCCGAACCACGTCTTGCCGCCGCCCGTCCCCGCGATCACCGAGACGAACCGCGCCTCGCTCCGCCATGCCTTACTCTGTCCGGGGTGCAGGCTTCTCTTTACGGTCGTCACTGTCACAGAGCGTCACCTCCAGGATGTTCGGGATGATGACGGACTGCTTGCCGATCTCGGTCGGCTCGCCTAGGGCGAGGCGTTGCATCTTCACGCCGACGTCGGCTAGCCGTGCGATGTCCTGCGCCCCCAGGTCGGAGGTGTCGATCGTCCTCAGTCGCTCCCTGGCCTTGGAGACCATCGCCTCCCCTAGCTCGGCCTGCTGCTCCGCCGCCCGCATCCGCTTTGCCTCAAGGCGCTTGCGGATCAGGCCGTCCGTGTGCAGGTCATAGGCGGCGGCGCGGTCGACCCAATCGTACTTCGAGCACCAAGCCTCCCAATACCCTCGGCTTCCCACCGTCTTCCCATCGGCTTCGAGGGCCTTAGCGACGGAGCGGTCCGGCCCCAGGTCGCGGTAGATGCAGAATGCCGCGTAGGACTTCGGCGTTTCGTCGTCCCTCAGCTCCCAGGCGGCTCGCTCCACGGATGGATTGTTCGACGATAGCTTATCTACATGCGTCTTTGAACTCATAGAGCGCCCTTCCTTGCGAGTCGGTGCCGATCTGAAAAGAATAGTCGGAGTGGGCGAGCATCCACTTCAGCTCGCGTTCGGTCGGCCACTCCGTGCGGAAACGCGAACGCGGACGTTCCTTGTCTCTTCGTTCTTCGAGCGCCCGCATGATGTCTAGGTAGGTGTACCGCTTCTTCTTGCGGCAGGTGATCAGGACGAGGGCTTCGACACGGGAGAGGCGTTTTGCCTCGGTTGCGATCGTGGGCCTCCGTGCTTGTGCTTCCATGGTGGTTCGTCTAGCAGGGGGGACGGGTAGAAACCAAGTAAGACCCCGTCCCCGACCCTGTGTGATAGGGTCGCTTCCTGCTGGGAGAGGTATTGCCTAGTTGGGGGAAGAATTTAAAGAAGTCGGATTTCTGGATATGATGGAAATCGTTTGACGGTGAGGGGGGTTAGCTGCTCACCGGGTCTTTAGGCGACGAGACGGGGACGCACAGTCTCGCCCTCATCTTCCCCGCGTCCGTCAGCGCGTAGACGTGCGGCATGCGGCCTCTTTGCTTCGGGTCGCTCCGCGTCCGTGCGACCATGCCGTCCGCGACCATGCGGCCGAGACGGTAGTCGGCGTTGCGCGTCGTGCAGCCTACGGATTTGGCGATGCTCCGGCACGTTGCGCCGCCGTCTACGTTGAGCAGGTGCAGGATGATCGCTTCGTCCGTCGCGGTCCAATAGGCGTTCGGTGACAACGTCAGAACCTCCCGCTCTTGAATCTCCGCTTCATCGCGGCTGTCTTGATGCGGTGTTTGCGATTGTCGTGCTTGGACGGCTTAGGACGTAGTCCGTGCAGGTGGAGCGGGCGAGGGTCTGCCTCGTAGCGGGGTTGGATGAACGAGATGCACGGAATGTCCCAAACTAGGTCGAAGATAGTACCCTGCGTCCACGTTCCCTGGATGATATTGTAGGTCGAGACAACCGTGGTTCCGGTCGGCGGCTCGGACGGTTCGGACGTTGCGTCGGTCGTCACCTAGCGCACCCCCACTTCTTTCCCGCAGTGCTGACAGTAGACCACCAACGGGGCTGTCTGCGTGGTGTACCAGGTGAGCTTGCCGCAGTGAGGACAGTAGGTCGGGGTCATGCTATCTCTCCATCAAAGTAGGGGAGGGCTCTCTGTTCTTCTGCGTAGGTGATATGGTGCCAGCTATTGTTGTGAGGCCAGGACGATGAGTCGATACTGTCGGCTCCGATCGCGGACGCCCACATGATGCGACTCCAGACGCCAACCCTCCCGATGTGGCACGGCTTCCCGTGCGCGTGCGCCAGAGAGCTCCATTCCCATGCGGTCGAATACTTCCAGGGAATGGTCCCGCCGACGAATATCCCGCCGAATCTGTCGATGACCTGCTCGACGGCCTCATAGGTCATTCCGTCCTGAACGGCGAGCAGATAGCGCGTGTCGGCCTTCGGCAGCTTGTCCAGCCATGCGAGGCTGAACGCCTGCGACTCCATGCCCTTCGCTACCTTGTCCGGCACCACGACGAAATCGGGTAGCTTCGGCTGAGCTAGGCACTTCTTCAGGAGATTCAAGAATCCCTCCTCGTTCCATGTTCTCTTGTTGATGTAGGCTGAGAATGCCCCATTGTCCAACGCATAGTACGGATAGCCGGACGGGTTGCGCCAGCGGGAGCAGAGGAGGATTCCAACATCATGGTCCTTGCAGAACTTCCTGGTGCTTGAGCCTCCTCCATTGCCTTGGTATATCTTCATCTCACAGCCCCCGCACGCCGACCGGCCTCTCTATCGCGTTCTTCTTCTCCCACTGCACGTCGATCTCCGTCGCATGACATACGAGGCATTCGACCGTCAGTTCGATACGTCCGGTCGGGAACGTGTGACGTTCGGTGACGGTCGTGGGGCCGCGGCACGTTGGGTCGGAGCAGAGGCGGGGGGTGGGATGTGGGGTCACGCTACGCGCCTCCTTCGTTCCGCGTCCTCTCGTACCAGGGTGCCGAGGAACTCGACCATCTGCGGCGGATTTGCGTTTCCAATTTGTTCCAGTCTGTCCACCCGGTTGGCAACCCGATCAGTAACTCGCTGAATTCCGGATTGAGCTTCCCGCCATTCCCAGCTTGCATCGAAGAACATTCCAAGTCGGTCAGCAAGCCTTGCTCTCTCAAGGATTCCAACATCTGGTACGAACCCGTCCCGCCGCACATCCCGCCGACCTTCGGCGTCGGAAACATCAGAACCTGAACCCTCCCCGGAAGAGATAGTCTCGGCTTTGAGTGGTCCCCGTTGTCGAATGTGTATTTCCTCCCGCTCGCATCCTGAACTGTCGGAGTCGGGAGCATATCCACTGTTATCTTCACGTTGGTCGAAATCGGATAGGGAGTTGCCGGCCCGTCCGCCTCGAGACCTGAACCATTCGAGCCACTCCCGCTCACGGGCGGTATCCGGAAGAGTGGCGCAGGTCCACAGCCGGTTTCGGCCATGGCCTGTAAGCACCTCTTCACCATCCATCCAGAGGCACCCGACACTTGCCGCCGATATGCAATCCCATTCCGCATCGTACCCGCCTTGGGCCAGGCACCCGAGAACAACGTCCAGTCCCCGTTTGTTGAGTGACGAAACGTTCTCCACGAGCGCGTAGCTCGGTCGAGCCACGCAAATGCATCTCGCGAACTCAGCCCATAGAGAGCTTCGTTCGCCCTCAATGCCAGCGCCAAGTCCTGCTGAACTAATGTCCTGGCACGGGAAGCCTCCATGTATGAGGTCAATCCGTCCAGGAATCTGTGCAGGGTCGAAGGACTTGATGTCTCCGTAGATCGGGACGCCGGGGAAGCGGAGGGCGAGGGTCTTTTGACACTTACGGTCGATCTCAACGAACCCCACTGTCTCGAACCCTCCAGCCCATTCGAGTCCGAGGTCGTAGGCTCCGATTCCGCTGAAGAGGGAGAGGGTTCGGAGTGGTTCAATACCGCTCACCCCCCTTCCGCGCCAGGAACGGCAGGCACGTCTTCAGGTACGCCTCCATGTCGAGGATGTTCCACGGATCTCCAGGTTGCTTGTTCAGCTCAACCAAGTAGTATTCTATCCCCTTCACCGATTCCTTGAACTGCGCGAGCTTCTTGATCCGGTTCGCTTCCGTCAGCTTCGACTCGAACTCGATCACGCACGCTTCGTAACATTCGGTCGTCCGTCCGTGGTCGTCCTTTCGTCTGTCGATGAGCCTCGCGTGAATATCGGGTTCGCCCCTCATTATCCCCTTATCGAGGAACCAATGCCCGTCGAGGAGCTGGTGCCCGTTGCGTATGAGGAGACGCTGACATAGGAAGATGTAGGCGTCGTGGCGGTCCTTTCCGTGCAGAGTGTGTTTGAAGGTGAGGGGGCTGCTCAAATCCTCACCCCCTCGACTTCGACCTCGACCATCGGGCACGGCTTCCGCGAGCGGTCCTTCTCGCCGGTGATCCGCATGACCTTCAGGCGTCCGCTCTCTCCCTTGGTGCAGAATATAGGTTCCGCTCCGTGCTTGACCGCCAGCCGATAGAACTCGTTCCATTCGTCTACCGCGTGCCAGTCGCCCATCTTACACTGGATGAGCAGACATCTTCCGTGGTCGTAGGCGATCAGGTCCGCGGGCCCCTTCGACTGAGGCGCACGCATGACGAAGAACCCCTTTGCCTGGAGGTAGTTCTTGACCCGGTACTCGAAGGTCCGACCGCTGCAATACTTGGTGCATTTGGTCTTCTTCGATTCCATGACCTCGTCGTATTCGGGGTAGGTGTCGCGCATGACGTTGGCGAACGTCTCATCGTCGAACCCATGACGGCGGCAGTATTCCGACATCTTGAAGGACGAAGCCTTGTAGTCTTCCCAGATGAGCTGGATGGCGTCGGGGCTCATCTTCCTGATCTTCGCGGTCGGGGCTCTCTTGGATGCGTATGTGGTGAGCCCTAATCCCTTCGCCTTGCGAGACAGGAAGAAGACCGTCCGCCCCATGATCGCGGCGAGCTGGGAGACCTTCCCGAAGTAGCGGTACATCTCGTACTCTTCGGCGAGCTTCTTATCGTCCTCCTCGGTCCATCTCTTGCCATTGCCGTCTAAGGTGACGCCCATCCTAGTTAGGCGTTCGTGGACGGACTGGCCGCACATGCCTAGCTCTTCGGCGGCCTTCCAGACGGACTTGTGCTTCTGATAAGCGGCGACGATCTCCTCGTCGGTCGCCTTTCTCGGGTTGGCGACGCCTCTCATTGTTTCACCGCCTTGAAGCAGGGACACATGCTGCATTGCGGCAGGTATTCGTTGGCGTTCTTGCATCCGTCTTCGCCGGGGATGTTGCACCTCGGGGCCCACCCCTTCGGATACGCCGGCTCAAGGTGTATCTTCGGGTCGAGGTCCCCGTTCGCCTCTCTCCATATCTCGCTCGATTGGCGCGTCTTCGAGTAGAACGCATCCCTGGACCACATGCGGTAGCCGAAGGATACGGCGTTGTCGGGAAGGTTGACGCGGAGGAAGTATTCGGGCATCCTACGCCACCTCCACAGTCAGGAAGAGATTGGCCTTGCGGAGCGGGCATCTGTCTGGGACGTACCTCGGGGCATCGCCTAGCTCGTCCTCCTCCATGTCTGGATGGTTGCACCGCGGGCCGTCTTCGTCCCAATACATCAGGGGGCATCCGTCGCAGGTGAGGATCAGGACGGATTTGGTGATGACCTCAGCCTTGCTCTCGACCGGGGCGGGGACGTCCTCGGCTTCGTTCGTTCTTGTCTCTGCGCGGTGATTAGTAGAGGTCTGCGCAGGTTCTATTTGAGCGGGCGGGGTCTGCGGGGGTATGGGGGCTTCCTGTGCCTCTGCAGGTCCCTTCTTTGCCGCTGCGTCTGCGTTCTCTACCTCCGTCGCGCAGTCCTCCGCGTGCGGGCAGTCGCAACATAGAATCTCGTTCCCCTCGGTGCCGAAGCAGTGAGGCAGGTCCCCGATTTCGAGGATGTGCTCGTACTCGGCCTCCGGCGCGACGGTCGGCGCGGGGCGGGCGACAGCGGCGATGATCTCGCGGGCGCGTCTCTGCGTGACCGGCTCATCGTTCGACAGCTCCTCCTTAACCTTGCTCCAGATAGCTTCGTATTCGGGCTTGTCGGCCCACACTAGAAGCTCAATCGCGGTGCTCGGCATTATCAGGCACCTGATAATTTGGTCCTGCATTTCACGGGGTGCTTCGGCTATCCTGAGCATCTGCGCGACCCACGGCTGGCTCTTCCCGAACTTCTCCGCGATCTTCGTCTGCGTAGCCCCTGTTATCCTCATTGCCTGAGCTACGGCGTTAGCGGCCTCGATCGGGTCTAAGTCTTCTCTTCCGAAGTTCTCCGCGGCCATGATGTCGAGGACTCTGTCGTCGTCGGCGATGACAACATAGGCGCGTATCGTCGCCCACTTGTTGAGGCGTGCGGCGCGGACCCTTCTTTCTCCGGCTATCAGCTCGAATCTCTTTTCCCCCTTCGGCCTCACCGTGATTGCGTTGATCTGTCCAACGGCGTTCATCGAGGCGGCGAGTTCGGCGATCTTCTCGGCGTTGAAGTTCTTGCGATAGTTGCCTCCGGTTATGATGATGTCCTTGAGGGCGAGCTGCATCGTCTCGGCGTCGGCGGGGGCGGGCTTCTCCACGATCGGCGCGGGCTTCGGCGTGGCGGTCGGGGTCGGATTGCTCTTCTCGCGTCCGGCTGGCAGGTCGATGAGCTTGGGGGCGTCCCTGTCGATGACCAGCGGCTCGCGGGGGATGACCTTGGCGGAGAATAGCGCGGCTTCCTCGCTAGTCAGCTTTGGCTTCTCCTCAACGGCCTTCAGGCGGTTGTCGAAGTACCATATCTCCCACATCTTGTCTTCGCCGATCAGCATCTCATCGACTTCGACGCCCTTGTGCGAGCGCATGAAGTCTTCGAGTGCTTCCTTCTGCTGGTGTGCCTTGAAGCCGGGGCAGGTTGCCCGTAGGCGTTGCTGGCTCAAACACTCACCTTCTTCTTTCTCCAAACGGAGTCGCATCTCCAGACGCCCCCGAGCATGAGCGTGTACTTGTGGCCGATGCACTCGGCGAGCTGTCTGAGGTAGTGGACGATCTGCATCTTCGTCTGTCCGTAGCCGCGCCCGACCATTCTGTCCTCGACCATCGGGAGGGTGAACTCATCGGGGAGCGATTCGACCGCCTCTTTTACCCACTTCATGATGCGCGGTTTCATGCTGGCACCGCCTGTCTTTCGATGATCTCGTTCGCCTTGAGCATGATGCGGACCTGTCTCGCCGCTTCGCGTCCGGCGTCGGTCAGGAAGTAGCACGAACAGCGTTTCGCGTTGCGTCCGCTCGGCTTGGGGTACGCTTGAACCGAGTCGATTAGCCCCTGCTCTCTCAGTTCCTTGAGCATCCGTTGGCTGTGCGCCTCGGTCTTTTTGATGGCCTTCGATACGCCTAATGCGGTCGTCTCATACGGGGGATTGTAGTTCTTGATGACCTTCCCGCCGTGACATTCGGGATAGCGTTCCAGGTGGAGGAGCATGTCCGCCTTCGTTGGCGACAGCATCACAATCCCCCCTTGCCGGTCACGGAGACGAAGCACCGCTTGGACGGGCGTCCGCTCTGCGTTGGGGCGTGGTAGAATATCGTTCCAGAGGGGATGGTCTCGCTGTTGGTGTAGACGTGGCCGCACTTGGGGCAGACGCTCACTGGCTCACCGCCTCGCGATAGGGACAGGGGCCGCATCCAGGCGACCATTCCCTCTCCATTCCGATGCATGCTGTCTCTGTCTCATTGGAGGAGTAGCACCACGGCTTCCATCCAGTTGGGGTCTTTGGACCATATTCCAAAGCCGTCGCCGCCTTGCACTCGTTGCAGCAGTCTTCGCAGATTGTGTTGAGATTATCCTTGCCGAAGCAAAGTCCGCACTTCTCGCCGCTCACGGGCTCACCTTGTCCATCGAGAGGGTGAACATCGTCGATTCGCCCTTGCTGTCGATGTTGATGGAGATGTCCGCCGTCAGCGTCCAGCCGTCTTTCCGTGCCTCGCGTGCGCGGGCGACGATCTCGTAGATAGCGTCGAGCGGGTCGTCCATCAGGTGCGGGGCGGCGTAGGGGTGCGCCGGTTCGGCTGGCTTCGGTTCCTTCATTATTTGGAGGGCGATGGCGTAGTTCTCGCAGCAGTCCATGACGGCGCAATCGGGGCACGTTTGGTCGCTCAGTCCGCGGAAGTGTCCAAAGCAGGCGGGGATGGCGAATTGAGGCACGTTGTAGCTCGCGGGCGGCTCCGGGTCCACGGCCATAAAGAGCTTCGGCTCGCGTGCCTTCGCAGCCTCTTGGAGGTCCAGGACGGCCTGGGTGCACTCGACCCGGGCGGAGCATCCCACTCCGTTCCCGCAGTACGTCGAGCCGAAGCAGATCGGCTTGACGTTCGCCTCTCCGTTCACCGTCAGCGTCGCGCCTTCGGGCATACGGACCTCGCCTACGGGTATCGTCACGTTGGCGTTGGTCGGCTTCACCTTGTGAGCGAAGCGGACATGAGGGGCCAGCGCGACCTTGCTGGGGAAGTGCAAGCCGCATTCGGGGCAGATGAAATTCCCCTCATGGTGCTTTTTGCGGTGCTTGTCCAGCGCGGCGGCGGTCCGGTTTCCTGCCCCGCAGACGGTGCAGACGTGTTCGAGCGGCGTGTGCTCGGGCTTCTTCTTTGCAGTCTTGCCGTGGACGCGGGACTTGTGGCTTCCCAATCCCTGCGGGTTGGCGCAGACCTTGCCGCAGACGGTACACGTTAGGCCGGAGACGGGCGGCGTAGCGTCGGGGCACTCGCTCGGCGCGACGTTCGGGACGTACTCCGCTTTTTCGCTCTTCGTTCCGTCGTCCCAGGAATAGTATCCGTCGCAGACCGTGACCTGTCCTTCATCCACCAGGTGATTGAGCGCCTTGCCGATGTCGCCCTGCGGCAAGCCGGTCTTGCGGACGATCTGATTGATCGTCATGGCGCAGCGTTCGTCCTTCAGTACCTTCTCGATCTGTTCCTTGTAGAAGCTGTTCACAGCGTCAGCCCCCGCAACATTGCCTTCAGTTCTTCTGTGGTCATGTCCTCGACGTTGCGGTATCTGGCGAATGTGTCGCTCCAGTAAATTTCACCAAATCCCTTCAGCAAATCGACGATGTTCTCCACCTTTGACTTGTCCATCTTGAGGTCGGTTGCCATGTCCCCCATGTGCGTCTGTGCATTGGCAGTCTCCGCTCCCTCAATGTACTTGAGGACGGCTCTACAATCTTCCATTGTGATCTTGTCCATGTTGTTACCCCCCTAGTTGTGGTTTTGAAAATGCTGGCTGACGCACCAAAGCGCCAGTTCAGCGGCGTTCTTGAACTCGCACTCGGCGATGAAGTGCGCGTGGCTCGGCGATGCGAAAAGGTCCTCGATCGCGTGGTGGACCGCCTCGGGCTTGATGCCGGACGCGAGCTTCGACTTGATGAGCGGCCTAGCGACCACGAAGGCGCGTTGGCGGCACTCGTAGGCGTCGGCGGCCCCTGCTTGCATCAGGTTGAGGCGTGCGTTCGTCTGCTCCATCTCGATGCGCTTGCGAACGGCCTGGGCCTCGATCTGATGCAGCTCGATGGCCTGGTCCTGGGCCTTGAGCGCCAGGTTCTTCGGGGTTTCGTTCTTCAGCGAGTGGATGTACTCATTGATGAGCCTAGAAAGAGACCCTTCCAGACCTAGTTCCTCGATGACCTTCTTAGATTCGGCGTCCTTCCAGAATGAGGATGTCTCTCCCCTTCCGCCGGGATTGGCCTTGCGTCCCCGAGTCATGGGGACCGCCTCGAAAATTCGCTTGGCGATGAATTCCCTAATAGGCTACTAGGTTTCCTAGTAGTATAGTAGGAAATTCGTTCTCTACTCTCTCCGGCTCCAGTGGAAGCAGTGGAAACGGAGGTAGGCGTTAAGACGGAGCGTGCGCTCGACCTCGTTTCCTGCTCCGCCTTGAGCTTCCTCTGCGCCTCGAACTGCTTGTTGATGTCGGAGTAGAGCTGCCGGACCCTCGCGGAAATCGGGCAAATCTCGATTGAGCCAGCTTGAGAGGTGGGTTCAAATCCCAGTGCCCCCACCACTAACACTGGCTCAAACGATTTCTGCCGCTTTTCCAAGGGGTTTAGCGGCTTATCCGCATGGCCGGGATGCTCGACGATACGAGCGTTCCGGTCATTCCCTTTCTGACCTGCTCCATGTAGTCGCAGACTCGAACCTGCATCTTGGCGTTGTCCTCCACGTTGAGGCCTAAGTACCGTCGGGTCATCCTCGTGTTGGAATGTCCTAGGTACTCGGAGATCTCCTCCACCCGTTCCCCGGCGAAGTAGGCGAGCCGCGCTCCCGTCCTCCGAAGGGTATGATTGCCGAGCTTCCGAGCGATACCGGCGTCGAGCCCCGCTTGCTGCACGAGGTTGTCGATCGCCGTCTCGCCGTAGCCGGAGAGCAGCCGTCCCTTTTGGTAGATGATCCACGAGTCCGGGTCTTTCACGTTCGGATCGTACTCCCGCGCACGTTCGACCATCTCCTCCCGGAGTTGGGAGTAGTGCTCGAACTCCGGCAACGTGTCCGGGGCCCAGGCGAGCGTTCTCCACTTCCCGCCCGCTTTGCCTTTGCCTAGCACTTGCATCAGCCCCTCCTGCACGTCCGCCTGCGTGAGGCGTAGTAGTTCTACCCGCCGCATCCACAGACGAAGCTCTAGATGCGTGATGATACGCTTCACGCCTCTCGCGCTGTCCAGGACGGATACCGCTTCTTCCGGTATCAGCCAGTCCACGTTCTGCCTGTACTCCGACGGCCAACTGAGCATCATTTTCTTGATAGCTCGGTTGTCGTTGTACTCCAGGAAGCCGGAGACGATACTGACCATCCACTTCTGATACTGAGGAGACGCCTCGACCCACGTTTCCGCGAGCAGATGCTCGATCTCCTTCTCTCCGATCCGCTTCGGCCGCGTTTCCAGTCCGGCGTCCATCCAAGCGTTCGACGCCTGGTTGAGGACGCGAAGATACTTCGGCCGTTGGTCCGGGCTCAGCCTTCGATGCTTCACTTTCTTGTCGAGGTATTCCTCGATCTGCAGTTCGAGACGCCTCTCCGTTGAGGGCATCTCCTCCGATGCTAGGTCCGCACCGATTGATAAATCTAGTGATTCGCATGGCATCCCATCCCTTCATTTCATCCGGTCTTTGCTAGGTGTTCGTTCTCGGGCACGTCATCACTCCTTTTGCATCAGATAGTTCGGCTTCCTTCTCACGCAGGTCCCTAGCTGCCAGAGCCTAGCGAGCGTGTTGCTCAGCGGCCCCTGCTTCAGTCCCGTGCGTCTCATTATCTCAGCATAGCTCGCTCCGTCATTGTAGAGGCGGGCGACCTTGTCGAGGCGTTCGCGGTCGTAGTCCACCGACTCGTCGCGGAGGCGGTCCCAGGCGGCGAGGTCGGCGGGGGTCATGTGGAGGACTTCCATCAAGCTCCCCCCGTGGTGTCTCGTTCCTTGGCGATGTCGTAAAGGGTCGTCGCCATGACGCGGAGCTTCTCCTTCGGCCAGGTCTTGAGAGCGTCAGCCATCACATGAGCCGCGGCGATCGCCTCGACCTTGTCCGTGTCGGAGAGGGCCATCAGTACCGCCTCTTCGGGTCGTAGGGCGGGACGTGGCAAATCAGCGGCTTGAGGGCGTCGGGGGAGCGGACTAGCTGACGCTTGGCACGGGCCCAGGCACTAGCCCGGATGCTCCACTCATCTGCGTATCTCAGGAAGTTGGCCTTCCCCTTCTCGTTGCCCTTGTTGCCAAGTTCTCTAGCCGTCTTCATGCAGTGGACTCTCGCCTTCTCCGCGTCGGCGATCTGCTCATCGAGCCACTTCTCCAGGCGTATCCGTGCCATCACGCCGCCCCCCTGCACCCGTTGACCATATCCCTCCGACAGAACCGCACGCAGCTCTGCCGCTCGCAGTACCCCTTGGCGATAGCCTCGGCGGTCAGGATGTAGCCGGACATGGGGCATTCGTATCCGGGCACGACCGCGTCGCACGGGGAGCCGTCGTCTACGGACGTCGTAGGGGCGTCGTCGCGGACGTAGGCGGAGGCGGGGGTGAAGTAGGTCTTGGCGTCCACGCCTCACGCCCCCTTGAGCTTCGCCGGCTCGATCGGTCTCCCGTTCGCCTGGCGGTCCTTGCCGCATCTCAGACACGTTGGGACGGTCTTCTTCAGCTTCGCATCGAAGCGCGTGGCGAGATGGGCTCCGCAGATCGAGCAGACGGGGATTTCCGTGGGCTTCGTCTCGGTCGGCTTCTCCTCCACATTCGGCTGCTCCTTGCCCATAGCGATGGAGTAGTCGATCTTGCTGACCTTCGGCGGCGCAGGGGGAGCGGGCGGTGCGGCGATCTTGTCGGCGGTCTGGAACTCAGGACACGGCCCCACGTCGAGCGGCGGCGGGACGTTGAGCGTTAACGTCACGGTATCGCAGACGCGGGACAGCGCCAGCATGAGGCGGGGGTCGGGCGTCGCGGCGCTGAGGTCGATCGGGAACTCCTCGGCGCTGAACGATACCTCCATCTGGAGCATGCGCGAGAATAGCCCGCCGTCGCCGTTGCGGCGTTCTTCCGTTGTCACCTTCGAGAGCCATGCCATATCAGGCACGCTCCCAGGTCGCTACCTCGACGTTCGTGTCCGGGTCCTTGACCGTTCCGGCCTGGCGCACGAGTCCGTCCCGCACGAGCTCGCCGCGTCTCGGCGTGATGGTGTTGATCGTGTGGTCCAGGCGTCTCGCGATGTCCTTGTCGGAGATCGGCCCGAAGGTCTCGATGATGAAGAGGACCTCCCCGCGCCTCGTCTTGATGTCGGGGACGTGGGCGAAGGCTTCGTTGCGGGTGTCGGTGGAGGAGGTCATGCCCCCGCCTCCAGCCACGCCCGGATCTTCGGCCTCAGTTCGCGCTTGCACTTCTCCGCCAGATAGGAGACGCACTCCTGCCGCAGACCCTCGGCCAGCGTATCGTAGGAAGCGAACTTGGAGACCTCTACCAATTCCGCTTCCTCGACCCAGGCCCAGAGCAGGTCGGCTTCCGCCGCTAGGTTGGCGTACTTCTCGGCGCGGGCGATCAGCTCTGCGTCGGTCAGCTTCTCCTCGTCCGTCTGCCAGGACGAGTTCTGCTCGCCCTTGAGCTCGGCCATGCGAGCGCGGATCTTGTTGGCGGTGAAGATGCCGGCGCTCAGTTCCTCCGCCGATAGGGGGGATGTGAGGGCGACCATCTAGGCCACCACCTTAGCGGGGGTGAGCTCGGTCGGGTCCTCGGCCTTCTTCGGCGGCTCGGCGGTCTTCTCCTTCGGGGGCCAGATGGGGGTCACTCCGGGCGGGGGCGGTGCATACTCATAGGCGTATGCGGCCCAGAACTTTGCGGCCTCGATGCGGGCCTTGGTCTTATCCGACTCCAGGAAGTCACAGTACATCTTCCATCCCGGCGTGCGGTCCTTCGTTCCGCCCGAGGGCATCTCGATCGAGTCCTGGTAGTCGAGGCTCTTGTGCTCATGCCGCTGGACCGTTACGTTCTCGGAAGCGGCGGGGGTTGCTTCGTTGGTTTCGTTTGTCATGTCATCACACCTTGCTGGAAGAGGTTTATTCCCGGCCTCTTGCAAGGGGAGCCGGTAAGGGGTTCTGGAGGAATCAGGGGGAAGGGGCGGCAGAAAGATGGCGGGGTGGATCGTCCGCCGGGGTCGCCGCCCCGTGTGGTCAGCGTCAGGGCTTCGGCTTCCGGCGGCGGTAATGCTTCTTGATGATCGAGGCGGCCGCCTTCGAGCGGTTCTCGTACTTCCCCGCGTCGACGTCGGCCTCAAGGGCCTCGATAAATTCCCGTGGCAGGCGGATGGTCATCGTCGGGGTGTTCATCGGACAGTGTACACACATCGTCCGTATTTAATGGCTTGTGTACACATTCCGTACACACAATGCTGGACATTGCTGGCTACTCAGCCCATGATAAAATTATAAATAGGCACATATTCTAAGTGTACACACATGAGCAATATCCAGCGTGTAGACCTTAAGATGCCCAAGTCAATGGTTAGAGAAATCGAGGAGGCACTGGAAGAGGGAATCCCCTACTCCAATCGCACCGATCTCGTCAAGGGAGCGGTGCGGAATGAATTGGATGCGTGGCGAAAGCGCAAGCATGGGACGAGCATATCGTTGCCTCTTGACGCGCCCGAACCGCGTTGATCTTCACTCTTGCCTCTTCTAGGATCTCGTCGACCTCTGCCCGGAACGCCGCGTCGAGCGGCTCCGGCAGCTCCAATAGCAATCTTGCCTCTTGCACGTTTTCAACTCCCTGCTAAGGTTCTCCTTCCGTCGCTATCCCCCTTCCGTAGGGAGTAGCCCGGAAGTGAAAGACCATGACGGGGGGCGATTCATAAAGCCTCCGTAAGACCAAGAAATTCAGCCAAACAGATGGAAGATATGCGAGAGGATTATCGAACGTTCGATAAGCACTTTTTGAGCCAGCGTCTTTTCTAGGCGGCGATTCTCCCACTTGCGCTAGGGATTCGTAAAGGCCCCGGCGATGCTCAGTTTTATAAATCGGTCTCCGATACGGGCGGGCGGTTTGCCGATAGTTCATTGCTCTTAATTCCCTGCAAATTGTATTTCTCTCTGACTGGATTAACGCATTGTGGAAAAGGTGCAGCTCCTCGAACGCTCACGCGCTATCCGCGTCCTCCTCGTCCTCCGCACGTCCGGGCCGATCGGACGCAACGAGCTGTACGAGCGGACGGGGAAGAGCCCCCACGTGTCCCTCAAGCGCGTGGAGGAGCTGATACGCGAAGGGCTGATCGTGGAGGAGAAGCAAGAGGCTTGGCCGTTCACGAAGTACCTGACGCTGAGCGAGCGCGGGCGGGCGGTCGCGAACGCGCTGGCCGAGGCGGAGCGGGTGCTCGGATTATTTGCCGGCAAATAATCGCCGGGGAAGAAATGGTGCGCTGGCTACTCTTTGACCGCGTTCTTCGTCATGAACTTGTCGAGTACGACCACGAGCCCAATGATCACAATGCCCCACGCGAGAAGATAGCCCCATCCCAGGACGTAGGACGCCCTTGAGAAGTCGGGGTAGAAGGCGATGAGGCCGACGATCTGCGCGAACATTCCCACGCCGACGTCCCAGAGGACGAGCACGCTTCCGGCGATGAAGATGCCGAGTCCTAGCGGGGCGACGTTCAGCAGCGCCATGATGCCGAGCATGTCCGCCCCGGTAACGGTCGAAGTGAGCCAGGGAAGGAGTAGAGATAGGAGCGAGAGGGCTAGGATCGCGACCTGGGCCTTGCCGAAGGTCGGCTTGAGCGACTTGAGTTTCATGACTAGGAAATGCGCGTCAACGACTATTAATCCGTTCTCCTAGCAAAAGCCGAGTCCGGGCGTGAAGTCTATAATTGCATGCAAAAGAGATCCCACAAATAACGCCAAGAGCAAGAACGAGCGGCCAGTGTAGACTCCGGGCCATCTCGATCTGCAAATGGTCCAGGTCGGGCAGCACACCGCCAGCGCCGCCAGCGATGATAACGTCCAGTGTATCGCCTCGCAATAGACGATGTACTGCCATTGATAGAGCGCTAGAACCTCCCACGTTAGAGGTTCGCCCCCATCGTCAGGCTGTTCCAGACGTTGCCCGGCGTTGGGAAGTCCGACGCGGCGTAGGCGTGGCCGAGCAGTCCCGCCGCGGTGCTGTCCCTCCACTGTGCGCCTACGCTAGTCGGAGCAACCAATCCGTTGAAGTTGATGGTGTCCAGCAGCGTGTCGTACTTGAACGCCGCGAGGCCGATCGTCGTCACGCCCGTCCCCATCGTTACGGTCGTCAGAGCGCCGCATTGGAAGAACGCGAGCACTCCGACATTGGTCACGTTGTCGGGAAGCGTCACCGTAACTAGGCCGGAGCAATGCTCGAACGCCGACTGGCCTATCGTTGTCAGGGCGGTCCCGAAGTCGATGGTCGCCAGCGCGTCGCAGTTCATGAACGAGCTGGTCCCGATCGTGACCACGCCAGCGCCCAGGTCGACCGAAGCGAGCGAGGCACAGTTGGCGAAGCACCAATCCGGCAGAGCGGTCACGCTGTCGGGTATCGTGATGGACGTAATCGCTGTTCCGTAGAACGCATTGGCTCCGATGGTCGCTAGGCCGTTCGCTAGCGTTACCGATGTCAGCGCGTCGCAGTCCTCGAAGGCGCTGACGCCGATGGACGCCACGCCTCCATGTATGGCGACGGACGTTATCGTGTCGCAGTCGTTGAAGGCGTTGTCCCCGATCGCCGTAACTGGACAGCCGCCCAACGTCGCCGGTATCGTCACCGCTCCGCCTGCGCCGATATAGCTCGTTATGGTCGCTTCCCCTCCGGAGACGGAGTAGGCGAAGTTAGGATCTGCCGGAGGGCCTACGGAATAGTTGCCCATGTGCAGCCCGTAGAAATAGTCGCCTGGAGCGGGGAAGTCGGAGAGATAGTTCGCGTGACCGAGCAGCGTCGCCGCCTGGTCGTAGACCCACGTTCCACCCACCGTTATCGGCGCAACCAGGCCGGCGAAGGTAATGGAGGTGAGCAACGGACATGAGGCGAACGCGTAGACGACGATCTCCGTGACTCCCGCACCGATGACGGCGGACGCAAGTACGGCGCAAGTGTCGAACGCGGAGCGTCCGATGTACTCGACCGAATCCGGTATCGTGATCGACGTGAGAACGCTCATGTCGCGGCAGGCAGATTGAGCGATCGTGCGGAGAGTCGACGGCAGGCCGAGCGACGTTATCGTCGCGTTGTGCCACAGGCATCCGTAGCCCATCTCGACCACGGGGCACCCGCCTAGCGACTCCGGGACCGTGACCGCGCCGCCAATGCCTGTGTAGCCCGTCACTGTCGCCTCCCCGCCGCTGATGGTGTACGTCCAGGGAGA